ACATTGCTGTAGTTACTGCTGACAAATGGAGCACCATTGGCATAAAAATAATTGTTGGTAAAAATATTACCTGTACGTGTGTTCCCGGCAGTGATGTTGCCCGAATATGTGGGCAAGTATGCCGCCACGTTGGCATTGCCGTAAGTACTGCCACCGACTATTGCGTTGGCCTGTGCTGCTGTGGCCATCAAGCGTCCACCAGGAGTTACACCATCCTGCAGTCGCAATGTGCCTAATCCGGTGTCCAGTACCGCTTCGCCTAAAGGTCCTATATAGGTTTGGGCAAGAGCAGTATTACCACGTTTGAATAGTACTTGGGTTACTTGTACATTGGCAACAGTCATTAGATGTATCCACCATCAACCACACTTTGATCAATGCCCGGAGCAGGTTGTGTGTTGCTCCAATAAGCTGGCATTATTTGTAAATCTAAAGGAACTCCGTAATTGTCATCCACGTACAGTGGCAGTTCGGAGTTGTCTGACGTCTTGGTAACCTTAAAAGTCAACTTGTAAAATCTCTGTTCCAAGTCATCAATTACCACCTTGGTAAACGTAAATGTTCCTTGGCCCTTGGTTATGTCACTGAAAGTCACAGGGTAAGTTGTAACTGTTAACTGATTAACAGGGTCTTGTATTTGTGCTTCCACAGTGTATCCAGTTAGATTCACTGCTTTTTGATCTTGGTTTTTAATTACAATCTGCACTGGGTTATCTATACCTTGATAGACTTTAACGGCTCTTGAGTACACTCGGCGATTCCTTGTAGTAAATATAGTGGGGTCGAAAATCTGGACCTCCACCACGATAGAATATAAATATGTTTTGATAGTGATCATTCATGATTGCCTTTATAACATATTTAGCGAGAAACGTGGAAGAAATTAAACAACTACTAGATCAGTACCCTTATCTTACCCTACTGACCTATGGTGGTGTTGAATATGTAGGCATTGTGCAAAACAGTGATGAACAGATCACTACAATCTATGATTTTTCAGCACTGAAAACCACAGAACAAAAAGTAAAATTCCTAGAATTGGAGATGTTTGGTGGTGGGAAAGCAACAGAATTATTCCCATCAATGTGTTTTTAAAACAGGATTGGACAGAGTTTAAAGCAGTGGTAAAAACAATGAACAGCAAAGATGTTGTGATACAAATTGGACCGCAGGTGAGTTTAAAAGAAATGAGCCAACGTCGCAGCAAACGCCGATCAATTACCCTAGTCAGGCGTGTTGGCTAGCAAGTTCATATGTACCACGACTAAATGGCTGTAAGCACACGAGTGAGCTTTTTTAAACGCATACTCGCCATCCGCAGATTTTTCCCAAATAGTTGTTGCAACTTCGCGCCAAGGTAATCCTATTAAATGTCGCTTGGCCGGACGTATTATGGCCATAAACATCATCAATCTTGGTATACTATCAACTGCTTCGGGCATTTTGATTAGTGTTTCGTAGTGGTTACCAATGTGTATAAGTTGACTACAAAACTCTGGATCGTATAATCTACTCCAGTCGGGCTCTTGTGACATCAACTGTTGTAAGTGAGCTTCATCTTTTATCTGCGTATATAATGACACGTTGAGAAAGTCCAGTTTGACATAACCCAATTCTTCTGCAGATTTGTAATCAAGACTGGCAGTGCCGGTAAACGGATCGGTGGGAATTGCAGTCACATATACACCTGTGTTGTGACGTATCAATCCACCATCACGAACTATACCCGCAGGGTGATGCTCCAGCACTGCCAGTGCCCGAGATCTATCGGGGAAATCTATGTCAATGTCTGAACGAAATTTCATAGTCCTGCCTTGGCCAATATGTCTCGAACCCACTCGACATCGGCCAAGTATTCTCGAAACCGCCGTTGCCACGAGTCGGGGTCGATCATGGGCAAGATCATACCTATCTGTTCTTCAGTGACACTGTCAAGAAATTCCACACCCGTTGCACAATTAAACACCACCCAAGGACTAATCCTACCGGTGCTAATATGGAAACAAATCCTATTACTGTTGCCATAACGAAAATAGTCCCCAAAACCTCCCTTAAGATCTGTATTGCTTTCTGCATATGATTCCATTTCTCGTAATGCTCGTTCCAATGCGTCCGACACTGCTTCTCTTTTGACATAGTCCGGTAACCATTCTGTGTATAACCCATCACTGCACCAATGATCTATCTTTTTGTTATTTTTCAACAGCCAATCTAAATAGTTGACAAAGTTGATGCAACGTATGTCCTGACAATATCTACCAAATTTAACAAAGGCGTTGTAGTAAGGACTGGCAACAAAGTCTGCATAACTTTTTAGTCGTGCTGATCCTTGTGTGGTTTCATAAAAACGCAAGTATGCCCGGAGTCCCAACTGCACACCTGTTTCACTTTCCTGTTGCCAGCGACGCTTTGGCTCACACAGGTGAACACTGAGTGTGCTGAGTTTTAAAAAACTCTTGTCACAGTACTTACAGGTATTCTTTGATTCGTCGGTCATCCCATCCTTGAGATTTTAAATGTTGTTTAAGATCGTCTTTACTATTCAACCGGGCCAATAATGCAATTTCGTCGTCACGCAGATCAGGGTACAATTCACGCAGTAGTTTTTCTACTTTGTTGTTACTAGTGTCTTTTTTCTTGGGCGAAATCCACTGGTGAAACTGTCGTCCCATGCCGGGACTCACAGTGGTGGCCAACAACCACTGTAGTTTTTTATGCTGTGTGGTGTTGATGTCAAAGAAGTTGCGATTGAGTCGTTCGTTGCAACTGATCAAGTAGTAGGCTTGTAATTCTGCCGAGCCCGACACAGTGGCACCATAGCGTATCATGAGAAATGGTGAGAACTTTTTACGTTCCTCTTCTGTGAGATCATCATAGAAGTCACGGTTCTTTGAATCAAACTGTGCCATTTCATTTGCGATTGATAGTTTATCTGTTGTCATATTTTAATTTATAGTACATTATAGCAGGCTCTAGTAATTCTTGCAAGCCGGCATCCGTTTGAGCTGTTCTTCTGATATTGATCCACAGTTGATCCTCACGCATTTGTTCTAAGTGATCTGCATGCCGGGATGAAACATGATGCAGTTGTCTATCCGTTTCACCCATGTTTCTAACATACACAGTTTCACCCGAATCTGGGCTTTCGTATATCTTGGTCATGGTTTACCAAACTAAACTGTAGTTGACCACTTCACTTTGACGACTGATGTCTTTGACAAAGTAAGCACACATGGGCCCGTCAACACCGTTTTCCAGGGGCACTGCCAACAGTTGTCCAGGCTTGAGTTTGGGAAAATACCATTTGACATCTTGATAAATGTCTACAATTTCCACCGGATAAAAGTCCGGACGGAAACTGGTCTTGGGATTGAATGCAAAGGCCGAGAATCCCCTATCGTTGATACTTGTCAGGGGTACCACTTCTAAATCGCCCATGTCTTTTTCGCCAATCAACAGTTGCCAATCCACTGGCATACGAATGGTGTGTTCACCAATCTTCAACACCAGGGCTGGACTGTTGAAGCTTTCCATAAAGATCAAGGGAATATAAAAGTAGTCTGGATCCTTGGGATTACTGTTGTCCAGCACACAGAAATTGAGTTCGTCAATCTCGTCGGGTATTTCATCTAAGGGATAACTTCTATTTTCTAAAGTCAAAATTCTCATTGCCAGTCTGCTTTCTCTATTGTGTAGGGGTATTGAGCTTCCGTATAAAATTTCTTACGTGCGGTTAAATGTCTTTTTGCGAATTTACAGGTGCTGGTGATGTCCCAGATTTGCACATGATCTTTGTCTTCGGCTTTTCTGATGCCACGCCCGATGCTTTGTATGACTCGAACAAAACTTTTGCCCGGCTCAAGTAACACAAGATTAAATATCCTAGGGATATTAATACCCACAGCAGCAACACCATAGGTAGCAATGATAATTTTATCACTACTGACGGCAACTTCATCGTATTCATCTTTTCTCTCCTGAGCCTTGGTTGATCCCGATACAAACACAGCACGTTCGCCTAAGCGTTCCAACAACAGCTTTCCTGTGGCAATTCTATCTACCAAGATAAGTGTGTTGCCAGTTTCGTTTACACTGTTTATCAACTGTGCCAGGTAATCAAGTCTACCTGCTGTTTCGGTCAAGTATTTAAGCTCGCTTTGGTAGTTGGTATATTCAACGTGGTCTATCAACTGTACTATATTTACGTGACAACGGGCCAGGTGGCCCGCTTCTTGAAGTTCCGACGCACTTAATCGACCCACTACTGAGCCTAGACTACAAAAGATACTGGTCTTTTCGTAATCTTCTCGGGGCACGGTACCAGTGAGTCCCCAGCGTATGGGCACATGGGCAAACACTCCGGTCAGCAAAGTCTTTAGTGCATCGGCCTTGGCCATATGTACTTCATCCACCATGACCAACACCACACCTTCAATAAACTCGCCAATGGTGACCTCGGCCTCTGCCGACTTGGTGTTCTTTAATAGGATGTTTAGGCTTTGCCAAGTGCAAATGGTGTGTGTTCGACCAAATTCTTTTCTATCGCCAAAGTACACTCCCACATCTAGTCCTAGATTTTTGTAGTCGTCTTCGGTCTGTGTCACTAGACTTTTGTTGGGCACAATGACAATGGATCTGCCATACTGTTCCACACTGCGACTCAAGGCCGCGGTCATAATAGTTTTGCCAGCACCAGTGGCTATTCT